CTCCGTCATCATCGACGAGATCCACGCCCACCGCTCCGACGAGCTCGTCGCGGCCCTGACCTACGCGACCCGGGCCACGCCCAACGGCCTCGTGCTCGCGATCTCGACGGCCGGGGACAACAAGAACGGCGTCGGCTACCAGTGGTGGAAGGACGCCCAGCTCGTCAGCCGCGAGCATGGCGGCGACCCGGCCGCGAACCCGAGTTTCTACGGGCTGATCTACGCCGCCGATCCGAAGGATGACTTCTCCGACCCGGCGGTGTGGCGGAAGGCGAACCCGTCGATGGGGATCACGTTCGCCGAGGAGGAGTTCGCGGCCGACTACCAGGACGCGACCACCGATCCGCGGAAGTTCTCGCGGTGGCTGCGGTATTCGCTCAACGTCTGGGCCGACGGCCGAGACGAGCAGTGGTTCAAGGGGGACGCGTTCGCCAACTGCCGCCGGCCCCCGCCCGAGGCCCTCGCCGGCCGGCCGTGCGTGGTCGGCGTCGACCTGGCGTCGAACCTCGACATGACGGCGGCCTGCTTCCTGTTCCAGGCGGCCGACGGATCGTATGACGCCGTGATGCGGTACTGGGTGCCGGAGGGGACGGTGGCCGAGCGGGAACGGAAGGACCGCATCCCCTACTCGACCTGGATCCGCGAGGGCTGGCTCACCGTGACGCCGGGGGCGCGGCTCGACCACGAGCACGTGGCCCGCGACATCCTGGCGTTCGGGAAGGATCACCAGATCCTCCAGGTCGGGGCCGACCCGTGGCAGGTCGGCCCGCTCGCGACGTTCCTCCAACGCGAGAACATCGAGGTGAAGGGCGTGGCCCAGTCGACGTCGAGGCTCAACGCCCCATGCAAGATGCTCGAGGGCCTGGTCGTCGAGGGGAAGTTCCGATACGAGAGCCCGATCCTGCTGTGGAACGCGAACCACTGCCTCGTCTACACGGACACGACGGGCATGATCAAGCCGGACAAGTCGAAGAGCACCGAGAAGATCGACGGCCTGTCGGCCGCCTCCAACGCGTTCGCCATGGCGATCGAGAAGGCCGACGATCTCGCGGAACGGCCCTACGACGGCCCGCTCCTGCAGCCGCTCTGGTGACGCGGCTATAGGGCAAATCGGTGGCGGTTTGGAAGGATGCCTTCCATGCCACGCGCCAAGCCCACGGCCTCCAGGCGGTCGCCGCAGAATCCGTCGACGAAGCGGCCCGCCTCGCGGCGGTCGCCGCGGGCATCCACGCGCGCCACGATCGCGGACAGCACGCTCCTGGACCCGCTCGCCTGGGGCTCCGCCTCGCAGCGGCGGGTCCACCCCGAGCTCGCCGTCAGGGTGTCGAGCGTCTTCAGCGTCTGCCGGTTCATCGCCCAGTCGATCGGGTGCATGTCGCCCCGGCTGAAGGTGCGGCTGGCGGGCAAAACGCTCGACGCGGTCCAGGGCTTCGGCGATCCGGCCGCGAGCGTCTACCGGCAGGCGGTCCACGCCCTGCGGGTGCGGCCGAACCCGTGGCAGAGCCCGTTCGACTTCTGGACCCTCCAGGCCTTCTGGACCGCCCTCCACGGCGGCGGCTTCGCCCGCGTCGTGGCCGGCAACCGCGGGGCGATGACCCACCTGATCCCGCTCCACCCGCGGCGGATGCGGACGAAGCAGCTCGCCGACTACTCGCTCGCCTACGAGTGGTTCGATGAGAAGGGCCGGTGGATGCCGCTCCAGCAGAGTGAGGTCCTCCACTTCCGCTGGCTGGGCGACACCGGGATCACCGGCACGCCCCCGACGGACACGCTCGCGACCGCGATCACGATCGCCCGGGAGCTCGACGGCGCGGCCCTCACGCTCTGGAAGAAGGGGGCGCGGCCCGACTTCGTGATCGAGACCGACAAGCGGATGGACGACACGACCATGGCCCGCTACCGGTCGGAGTTCCGCGAGATGTACGGCGGGGACAACCGCGGCACGCCGGCGGTCATGATCCCGGGCCACAAGCTCGTGCCCATGCAATCGAACACGATGGAGCAGAGCCAGTTCCAGCAGCTCCGCGAATCCATCCTGCCCGAGGTGTGCAGCCACTGGGGCGTGCCGGCCTCGCTCGTCGGTGATGCGAAGGCCCAGCGGTACGGCTCGCCGGAGGCCGACAACCTCCAGGCCCAGGTCTGGTGCCTGCTGCCGTGGCAGAAGCGGTTCGAGGGTGCGGTCAACCTCTGGCTGGCCGACACCTACGGCGAGGGCACGTTCTTCCAGCTCGACGAACGGGCGCTGCTCCGCGGCGATTCGGTCGCCCGGGCAAACCTGTACCGGGCGCTGTTCGCCATGTCGGCCATCACGCCGAACGAGATCCGCGAGCTCGAGGACTTCCCGCTGCTCGAGGAGCCGGAGGCCGACAAGACGTTCCTGCAACTCGGCTTCTCGACGCTGGAGATGGCGGCGAACCAGGCCCAGAAGGGGGCCGCGGGGGCCGTGCAAGCGCCGGCGGATGCCGGCGATTCGATGCCTGTCGATCCATCGGCGGACCCGCTCGCGGCAGCGGCCACCGGGCTCGATATGTCATCGACCGCCCTGAATGGGGCGCAGGTCACGGCGCTCGTCGCCGTCCTCCAGCAAGTTTCCCAAGGACTGCTCACCGAGGATTCGGCGGTGGCCCTCATTCAGGCCGCGTTCCCGACCGTGAGCTACGAAGCCGCAAAGAAGATCGTGTCCGGTGCGATGCCAGCACCTTCGCAGCAGGGGGCATGAAATGGAACCGCTCGTCGAACGTCGCTATCTCCTGATCGAGGACTACCCGGACGCGTTGCGTGTGGCCCGCCGGGACGACAACGCCCCGCAGATCGGCGGCGTCTCTCCTCCGTGGGACTCGTGGTCAAACGACCTCGGCGGGTTCAAGGAGCGATTCCTGCCGACCTCATTCGATGACCTTCTCGACCCGTCTGGAGTGCTGCGTTCAAAGATCGACGTTCCGTTCCTGTTCAACCATGATCCCAACCTGATCACGGGTCGGACGTCAAACGGGCGGCTTGAAGTGCGACGCGGAGACAAGGGGCTGGAGTACGTCCACTCTCCGCTCCAGACGACGCACGGCCGCGACCTCGTGATGATGGTCGAGGACCGCACGATCAAGGCGGCGTCGTTCGCGTTCACCGCGCACCAAAAGGGCGACGTCTGGGAGGAAGACGAGCGTGGTAACGTCACGAGAACCGTGACGCGGGTCTCCGGCCTTTACGACGTTTCCGCAGTCGTGTACCCGGCGTATGGAAAGAGCTCCGCCGCGCCGCGTTCGCTGCCGCTCTGGAAGTACGCCCGGAGCGCGATGGCCCACCGGGCCGAGTCTCGCGGCCTCACGATCTCCCTCGACTTCGACGGCACGTTCACCGCGGCCCCCGGGCTGTGGCGGTCGTTCGTCGCCGATGCCCAGGCCCGCGGTAACCGGGTGGTGTGCGTCACGCGACGCGAAGACAACGAGGAGAACCGGGCCGCCCTGCGGACCGCGTTCGGGGATCTCCACGACGAACTTGCCGGCGTGCTGCTCGTCGGGCCGGACCAGCGGAAGCGGTCGGCCGCAGCGGCCGCCGGCATTTCGGTCGACATCTGGGTCGACGACTACCCCGAGGGGATCGTCGAGCCCGCCCAGGCCGAGCCAGCCCGGGCCGCCCCGCGCGGCGTGAAGGTCTCGACGCTCGCCGGTGCCCGGGCCGCCGCGGCGGCCGCCGCCGCCCGGATGCGGATCGCCCTCAGTTCCACGGAGGCCTCCCGATGATTTCCGCCGCCCCTGTGACCGTCGCCGAGCACCTCGACGGCGGCCTGCTCGCGAAGATCAAGGCGTTCGTCGAGACGGCCAAGTCGGCCGCCGCCGACGGACTCACGTGGGCCGAGTTCGGCGACCTCATGCTCGCCCTGCTGCGGCTGGTGATCGCGGGCCTCGACGTCGCCAACGGCCTGACCGGTGCCGCGAAGAAGGCCCTCGCCCTGGAGGCGGTCGCGAGCCTGTTCGACGCCGTGGCCGATCGGGCGGTCCCGCCGCTCGCCTACCCGATCTGGGTCCTCGCCCGGCCCGCCGTGCGGGCGCTCGTCCTGGCACTGGCGTCGGGGGCCGTGGAGCAAGTGCTGCCGCTCGTGAGGCGCTGACATGCTCGACAACATCCGGCTC